AAAAGAAAGTACCGTGGGACTGGGACAGGCTGCAGGAAGAAGCCGCCAAGAGCCGAGACACCGAGTGGATAATCCCTCATGTCATAGCACGTCAAGCCATCCACTACTTTGCTGGTCCACCTAGTAGTGGTAAGTCATGGATGGCAGCTGACCTTGTACGGGCTTCACAGTGCGCTGGTAACTGGATGGGTATCGCTCCCTGCGTCAAGTCTAAGGTGCTGTACGTCAACGAGGAAATGGGCGTGGGTGAATACAATAATCGTTTCCACCTGCTGTATCCGGAAGCTTGCCGTGGTCTTCATTCGTTTGTCAATGAAAACATAAAGTTCACAGATCCAGATGACCTAGAAGACATCATAGACGCGGTGAAGGAAAAGAATATTGACATTGTGATTGTTGATACTTTCGTGCGGGTCCACAACCTTGATGAAAACAGCAACTCCGAAATGTCCCAACTCTACCAACACTTCAAGCGTGTTACGGATGCAGGAGCCGCGCTCGTGGTGCTACACCATGCCCGTAAGGGCGCTACAGGCTCACTGGGGCACGAAAGTATGCGAGGGGCTGTAGAGATAGCAGCACAGGCGGAAACCGTGCTGTCAATCGAAAACAAGATGGGGCACTATACGGTCAAGACCGTGAAGCAAAGACGTAGCCCGTTTGAAGATCAGCTGAACTTTGAGTTTAAGATTCATGCCAACGCTCCGAACGATTTGGAGATTAGGCGCATAGACATTGCCACCGAAGAAAAGACACTGGATCAAGCCATCTTGGACTACATCGGAGAGAATCCTGGGCAGACTAGCCAGCAGATAGCCGATGGTGTCAAGAAGCGCAAAACCGACGTAGTAAAGGCACTGCAAGGGCTAGAAGATGAGTCTATGTTGAACGTCATGAATGGACAGAGAGGAGCCAAGTTCTATAGCCCACATAGTATGTTCTAACCTGTTCCCTGACCTGTTCCCACGACCTGTTCCCTTAAGAATATGTAATTGGGAACAGGTGATAAATCCCCCCTCTCTCTCAGACTCTCTCACCCCCCAGCCGAGAGGGCTGGAGGGGTAATCAGAAGGGCAAAACCGTTCCCCCGCTTGATGCGGGGAACGGCATTGCCAAGAAAGTAGAAAAGACAATGGACATTGAGTTTTTGACATGGAAGCAACTGAAAGAGCGTGCTGAAATGGATCGCAAGTTGAATGGTGAAAAGTACGACCACTTACTTGAAGTGGCTATCGCTTGGTTACAATCCGGCGGTCGAATGAGCCTTCACCGATGGGCTATGCGTCGAGACTTTGAAACACACCTAATCCTTGATGGTGACGACATCAAGTTGGTGGAATGTGACGGTGTAAAAATCCCATTCTGCAAGATAACCGATTTGGTTTACGATGAGTTTCTGATGATTCCAGATACACACGAAATCGGTGAACACACGCCATATCCTGAATGGATATACGGAGACCTTGAAGTGCCGCAAATGCGCATCAAAAAATAGTGTTTGACATAATATACCGACTGGGTATATAACGATGTGGCAATAGTGCCGTGAATAAGCCGGATGGCTTGAAGGAGTAAAGATGGGATTTTTTGCACAGCATGGTTCGTACAGCGAAGGCAACGGTAAAAAGTTTGCTGTAGCTGAAGCAGGTATCTACACCTGCGCCTTGATTGACATTGAAGCAGTACAAGGCAAGTCTTTTGATGATCCATCGGTACTTGAACCAAACTACAAGTTTGTGTTTGAAACCACCGAGGTTGGTGACGATGATGGGCAACCATTCCGGTTCGTGCAGTTCACCAAAACAGCCTATGGCAATGACAAGGCGAAATTGACTATCCTGCTCGATTCAATGGTTGGTAAGCACATGGACCGTACCGAGTATCAAAACCTCGACATCAACGCTCTCAAGGGCAAACAATGGCAGGTTGTCGTTGGTACTCGCCAGAAGATGAATGGTGAACTCGGTAACTTTATCGAGACCGTAAAGCCAGTCAAGGTTGCAGCTACAAAGCCATTACGCAAGGCTGTACCTACCGCTGACATCACCGATCCATTCGAGGACTAATGAGACAACACTACACGGTCGGTACGCTTGATGCCTTGGCAGTAATCGAAGACTGGAACCTGGACTTTGTTTCAGGTTCCATCCTCAAGTACCTACAGCGTCAAGAACATAAGGGGCAGGCAGAACAAGATAGGTACAAAGTACTCTGGTACGCAGCCTATCTGGTGACACGCTCTAGGGAGTATGCCGACCGTGTAGTTACAGATGCCAAGGAGATAAGAGAATGAGAAGGAAATTTAAAGTAGATCTAACTGCATATCGAGGCGATGAAGATGAGCCGTGGAGATTAGATCGTCTTGAAGAATGGATGAGTTGGTATGCATTCAAGGTTGGTAGTCCAATGCACTGTATACACTCAGCTGTTCATTCGGTGCATGACCACAAGGGCTGTTTTACTATTACGTTTAGTCAAAAACCAACGCAACCAATGATGGATTGTGCTACATGGGCTTATTCAGAAGTAGGAGAAGTCGAAGAACTTCATTTTCAATACATTGAAACCGTTGTAAACATAGTCAAGGTTGAGGCTGATAATGGCAAGGCCTAAGTGCAGTATCGTGGAATCACACCGTAAGCGTGACGTGGTACTGCAAAGATACGAGGAGCTTGTGGCAGGAGGGATGAGGTGCCACGATGCAGCACGTACCCTCGGTTACAACCACACAACCATCAACTATTGGAAAAAGCAGATTCTAGATCAGAAGCGCATAGAGATACAGGCAGAAGTACAGACCATGGCAAACGGTAGTTTCTCCGTAGCACTTGAAAAGCTACGCTCTGGCTACATGGTAAGGCGGCATGGCGCTTCATGGTTTCTACAGCTCGTAGATAGCAAGATATGTCTGTATCTACTCGATGGTGCTGGTAACCGGAGATACAGCCGGGTTGCGTCCTTTGGATCTGCTGATGTACTGGCTATGGACTGGGAGATTTTCGTAGGATGAAGTTTGAACTAGCATTTGAAGCCCTACGCCACGGCTACTGCATCACAGTGCAGGAAAACAAAGCTCTCTGGTACAGGTGGAATCAAAATCTACAATGCCTTGTTTGTTACATACACAATATGCATCAGTCCTACAGCCTAGACATCCCGGTTGATCGCATCATGACAGACCGTTGGCAGGTGGGTGTCTACATTGAAGGTAACTCACCGCTTTGGCTTGATACTGAAAACTGTTTCAAAATCGAGCAGGTCATGCAGTATGCCGAGATCGCAATGGCAGAACGTGAACAACGCTTGGCAGGTACTCTATGACAAAGCTAATCTGGATCACACCGGAAGCGGAGCAGGTTATCGGTTACTGCGCTAGGGTCTCCAATCCTGCCAACCAAGATAACCCAGACGTAGCCCGGCTTTTGTCCTATTGCATCAAACATGGGCACTGGTCAATCTTTGAAATGGCTAGCATGTGTGTTGAAATCAAGACAACCCGTGCTATCGCTCCGCAGATTCTTAGACATCGAAGTTTCTCTTTCCAAGAGTTCAGCCAAAGGTACGCAGAGGTTCCTACAAAGCCCGATATGGGGCAGATGAGACTTGCTGGTACAACTAACCGCCAAAGCTCGCAACCTATGCCAGATTTGGACAAACTGAATGATGATATTTCGTTGGCTATTTCTCTTGCCGAAATAGCTACTGAAAATGCTTGGTGGGCATACGAAGGAATGATTGAAGCCGGTATCGCTGCGGAGACTGCAAGGATGGTACTACCGCTTTGCACTCCGACAACAATGTATATGTCTGGCACCATACGCTCTTGGATTCATTACGTGCAACTAAGGACGCAGGAAGATACGCAGTTAGAGCACAGGGAGATAGCAGAGTCCATCAAGGCTTTGATGGCTGAACACCTGCCGATCACAATGGGAGTAATAGGATGAGATTCGGGGAAGTATTAGATGCTTTTCTAGACGGATTGCCCATAACCCGTAAGGCATGGCTAGAAGATGATGAAAACAGGATTGTTTTTCATGACCCAACAACCAACGGGTTTGTAGATAGACGCACTGTGGAACTTTGGGAGACACAATCCAAGTTCACATGCTTCACATACGAAGACATGAAGGCAGATGACTGGGAAGTATGCGAATGGGAGTAATAGGATGACGATAGAACAAGCCTTCACGGCTCTAAAGTATGGCAAGCCTATCAGGCGGTTAGCCTGGGACAAGTACCGCCTATTGCGGTTCTCGGAGCTGTGGATGGGCTTCTCTGGTGCAGACATTGAATGCATCAATGCAGTGTGTCTTATCAGCGGTGCTGACCTGCTGGCTGATGATTGGATCGTAGGTAAGTTTCACCCGGTCAAGAATGAAGTCATCTGGGAGGTGACCGAATGATTACATTTGCCCTAGGTATCCTGCTGGGCGCTGGGTGCTTGGCTGTCTACAACGAGATGTATACACGTTGGCTATACGCTGATGTCAAGAGACGCGCGAAACAGCAAGGCATCAGTGACCGTCAGATGAAAGATGCCCTCGTATGGGCAGCTACAGAAGAAATCGAGGAGAGCCTACATGGCAGCACAACCCGGAGCAGGTAGACCAACAAAGTACACGGAACAGACCGTAGCGAAGCTTCTGGAGGCTCTAAAAGGTGGCAACACACGCAGGGCTTCCTGTGCTGTTGCCAACATTTCGCAAGATACTCTTGCTATCTGGCTAAAAGAAAAGCCGGAATTTTCGGATGCTGTAGAAAAAGCCGAAGGTGAAGCGGAAGCAAAGATGGTTTCCGTCATCAAGTTAGCATCCGATACGACGTGGCAAGCGGCTGCATGGTGGCTTGAACGCAAGCACAAAGCCGAGTGGTCTAGCAGGGTAGAACAAACAGGCGCAGACGGTAGCCCGGTAAAGGTAATCGTGGAGTACGCAGATTCAACAGGAGATAAGTAATGACAGGGCTTGAAGCATTAGCATATTTACGCAATCACAGATTTGGTGCTGTTCGATGTAAGGATTGGGCAGAAGATGAATTTATCCTTACGAAGTCTTCAGCCCATGAAGAGTCATGGTGGCATTACGAACCATCCCAGATGCTTGAAAGATATTTTCCTAAAATTAATGACTACGATAAACCGTGTCTAACTTCCATGAATGTATTCACAATATTTGAGATGTTCTTTTATGATGTCTTTCAAAGAGAATGGGAGATATTCGATGCCACTAAATGGATTGGCTATGCCCCTGTCAAATGTGAACCTACAGATTATTACAATCCAGAGTATCCAGAAGACGGAATCATAAGCAGGACAGACCCTAACTGATGCCTAATATTTCATGGGTCTTTAGCTCAGTGGTAGAGCGTCCTGCTCATAACAGGTTGGTCGTAGGTTCGAAACCTGCAAGACCCATAGAAGGTAACTGGTGCCTGACATTTAAATGATCATAGAAACATATAAAGTCAATATGACTAACATCGGCACAGGAGAAGCGTATGACCACAATCACTGGGAACTGGAATGCGATCACGTCATACACATTTTTGAGCTATTGCTTGAGCAGTTAGATATGAAGGATGACGATTCATTGTGCTTCTTTAGTGCACCTAAGCCGGGTGCTCCAAAAGTATGGAAGATGTACTCTTACAACAGTACATTTCAAGTAGTTGCTGAATTTGTTGAAGGCGATGAGGTGCCGGGTTGCCCGACATCAGATTAGTACTTCCTCGACCACATGAAGGACAAAAGGTAATACTGGCACAGGCAAGGCGCTACAACGTCCTTGCCTGTGGCTGAGTAGGTAGACGCTTTGGAAAAACTACGCTGGGTGGTAACTTGCTCAGTGACCCGGTTCTAAAAGATGCGCTACCCTGTGCTTGGTTTGCACCTACATACAGGCTCCTAGAAGAGGCATACAACGATCACAAGCGCATCTATCAGCCTGTCATCCGGCGAGCTGTGCAGACTCCTGCTCCACGCATTGAACTGATAACCGGGGCAGCTATCGATTACTGGACGCTTGATGACCCGTCTACCGTTGCCCGTGGTCGTAAATACAAGCGTGTCATCATCGATGAAGCCGCTATGGCAAGGCATCTAGAACAAGCCTGGACTGAAGCCATCCGCCCAACGCTTACCGACTACAAGGGAGATGCTTTCTTTCTCAGCACTCCCAAAGGCTCTAACTACTTCAAGACTCTATACGGTATGGCTGGTCAGGATGATGACTGGATGGCATGGCAAATGCCTACCACCGCTAACCCTTGGATTGATCCTACCGAAGTAGACAAGGCTGGGGAATCCTTGCCTAGCATTGCATTTCGTCAGGAGTATTTAGCCGAGTTTGTCGATGCGGCTGGTGCTCGTATCAAGCGTGAATGGCTACGGTACGGTGATTGTCCAGAAGGCTTGCCCACCTACATTGGGGTTGACCTTGCTATCTCTACCAAGACCGAATCCGACTACACAGCCGCTGTCGTGGTTAGCCGCGCAGACGATGGCACGATTTACGTGCGGGATACGTGCAGAATACGTGCGGACTTTGCAGGTGTCCTACGCTTCATTGAAGCCATGGCGGAAAAGTGGAAACCGAGCATGATTGGCATCGAGCAGGTGCAGTATCAAGCCGCTGTTGTGCAGGAGCTCCTACGGCGTACGAAACTTCCTATCAGGGGGATACGCCCAGACAGAGACAAAGTGACACGCTTTGCGCCTCTGGAAGCCCGCTATGAGCAAAGCCAAGTCATGCATTGCCAAGGGCTCCCGGCTTACTTTGAGGATGAGTTGCTATCCTTCCCTGTCGGCAGGCATGATGACGTGGTGGATGCTCTGGCTTATGCTTGGCAGGTGTGCGGATCTAAGCGTTCTTGGGGAGCAGTCTAGTCCTGTGGGATACTGTGAGCATGGGTATCTTTGACCGCTTCCTTGGACGCAAAGCAGCTGCGAACCCTACCGCAATGCTTCCGCTCCCATTATCCCAGTCTCGTGATGTCTACCTTACCGGCTACGGCTCTGGTCAGTTGCAGACATTACTGCGCCGAGCGTTACCGGGTAGTACCAAAGACTGGGCAAGGATAGCAGGAGACCTAGGGCTTAACGGCATCATTGCTTCCGCAATGGATTGGTACATCCGGAACTGGGCTCAAGCTACGCCAGAGGTCATGCGTAAAGTCGATATGCAACAAGCCGAGCCTATCGAGCATCCAGCCCTTCAGCTCATCGCACAACCAGATCCGCTGGTAATGGGGTCTTTGTTCTGGGCATGGGTTGTGCAGGACTACAAACTATTCGGCAATACCTACATTCGAAAGATACGCTCATCCACCCGTGGTACGGTTACCGCTTTGCAGTTTCTACCGCAGGACATGGTTAGACCTGTTGGCAACGGTACAAACCCACTAACGCATTACGTGTATACCACTGACGGACGCTCTTTTGATATCCCTGTATCTGACATCATCCACATCAGGTACGGCAGAGACCCTAGCGATATTCGCCTTGGACGATCACCTGTTACCGCTGTACTGCGTGAGATTGCAACCGACAACACTGCAAGCACGACAGCCTGGGGATTACTTGCTAATGGTGCTATGCCTAGCCTCATCGTTGGACCAGATGCCAAGGATGCAAGCGTAGACCTAAGCATGGACGATGCACGGCAGGTCAAGCGACAACTGCATGAAGACCTAAGCGGTGACGGTTCCGGTGGAATTGTTGTGATGACTGGACCATACAAGATGGATCGTGTATCTCTGACACCTTCCGAACTTGCTTTGGATTCCGTGAGACGTGTACCGGAGGAGCGTATCTGCTCTGCTCTTGGTATCAACCCTATGGTGCTTGGTCTTGGCTCTGGTCTTGAGCGTAGCACCTATGCAAATTATGAGAGAGCGCAACAAGCCGCATGGGAAGATGGCATGGTGCCTCTACTGCGTACCATCTCTGACGCTTTGACGGCTGATCTGTTGCCAGAGTACCCAGAGACGCAGGAAGGCGATTACATCGTCTTTAACGTTGACAATGTACGTGCGCTGGCTGATGACCTATCAGCTGAAGCCGATCGTGCAGAGAAACTCTACAAGGCTGGCATCATTGACCGTGCGGAAGCAAAGCGCATTGCTGGTCTTGAAGCCATCCCGGAAGATGAAGGCGTACTGCATCCAACCGCTATCCCGATTCAAGGTGAAGGTGGCGCACCGCTTGCAGAGACAGCCAATGCAGCAGGTATTCTTATCCGCTCTGGTTACGACCCCGGTAGCGTAACGAGCTTCCTAAACCTGCCAGTGCAACACACGGGAGCCGCTCCGGTTACCCTCCGTGATGAAGCCAAAGCGTTCGATATGAAGTTTGTACCGAACGATGGCATGGTTGAAGCAGCTCGTAGGGCTTTGGCTTGGAAAGAAGAAGGCAGGGACGGTGGTACCCGTGTAGGTCTTGCCCGGGCTAACCAGATCGTGAACGGTGAGAAACTCAGCGAAGACACGATCTTGCGGATGTATTCGTTCTTCAGCCGTCATGAAGTAGACAAGGAAGCCGAGGGGTTCTCTGCTGGTGAGTATGGTTTTCCTTCTGCCGGGCGTGTAGCCTGGGACTTGTGGGGCGGTGATGCTGGCTACGCTTGGTCAACCAGACTACGCAACAAGATACAGGGTGAAGAGTCCAAGAGCATCGATTGTTGCACTCCGGGGGTAGTGTACAAGTCTCACCCTTTTTACGGGTACGAGATGGATTACATCTCAAACGAGTAAACGACGGCACGGCTAGAATCTACGCCGCTTCCCAGAAGTTTCGCAACGATCTGCTGGAGCGTGAAGGCGTAGCCATAAGCCGTATGCAACGTGCTTACAAAGCCGCCACAAAAGCCAGCATCGATGAGCTTGAAGCATTAGAGGGGCGTATCGCAGAGCGTGAAGCCAACGGAGAACCGCCATCCGAAACCATCCTCTGGATGCGTCAGCGCATCATTG